ATTCCTTTACCCCAGAAAGCACCCGGACACTTAATGAATGAAGTTTTTGCATAAGGCTTTTCTCCTAACGGATCATAGTTAAGTACAGCCTTGATGACGTAATTGCCAACCATCCAGACGTTTGCATCGTATTCTTGGGCCGGGTCAGGGACTTCATCCTCTGACATACCCCAATCGAGTAGCATCTGTCCGCTAACTTTGCCCCAGAACTCTAGTGCATCGAACACTTCTGTCGGGCGCATGTATGAGTAGAACTTCCGCTCCTCCTCATTTTTAATCAGTTCAACATCCTCACTGATCCATGACTGGCCGTTACCAATTTCAAGGACTTTACGGATAGCATCCTCGTCATACCCCGGCACACCGATCAGGTCAGATAGATCCATTCGGGTCAGTGGGTGATGCTCAAAGATGTAACCTTCGTTAATGTTTGTAATCCCCGGCTCAGGGTAAATACGGAACGGATCGACACGCTCGTACTCTGGCGCAATACGCTCAGAGGACTTAACCACGGTGCGACCGGACTCGTCCTGTTCCCAGCCAAGGTATCGCTGACGACGGACAATCGGCCCCTTTACAAAGGCGCATGGGAAAGTCACAAGGTCAGTGATGAAATCGTTAAACGCATTAGCCCAACCACCTTGTGCGAACTGATCGCTGATCCGCAACTTCATGCGGTCTACACGGTTCTGGGCTTCTTGCAAAATTTTGAAGCGGTAATCTTGGGAAATAACTTCCTTGAGTTCCGCCATAATCTCTTGGGATGGAGCCACGCCACTTTTCTGAATCATCTCCAACACTTTGTTGGCGAAGATGTCCTGAATCTCTTTGGTCGCCTTAGGGCTAAGATCAGGGATGGGGGTAGCACTCAGATCCCACGGGGGTGTACCGGTGTCAAGCAAGATGTCTCTGAGCCAAGACTCCGCTGCGCGGCACTTGACTTCAGTAATCATCATAAAGATTTCAGAGCCGCCTTGGGCGCGGATCTTCTGTAACTTGTCTGCCTCGTACTCACCGTTGCGTTGCCGCATGGCGGTCAGCATCTTGTTCTCGATGGGCTTCTTGGCTTGCTGGGCTACATCCCAACAGGCACGCAGATAGTCCGCCATGCCGAGAATGAAGGGTTGTGACTGACGCTCTGCAAGAGCGCGATCAGCCAACTCTTTCTCCTGACGATCTAACTCGTCATTAGATACTACGCGTAGTAGGGTCAGACCAGCGGCCATTACTCAGTCTCAGGCTTTTTGTTAGTTTTCATTTCGTGGATTTCCATGATCTGCTTGATATTCATGGAAGGCATCTTGAACTCCATCTCGTAGAGTTCCATCGGTGCGGGCTTGCCCGCCAAGCCAGAGGTATCCATCTTGGGGTTATCTGACAGGATTGTGAACTGTTTGCCGGACTTCATAGCGCTCCTCCGTTTAGCACACTACTACATATTGTAGTGTGGTTATAGCAGCAAGTATACACGCTGTCAAAGAAAAAAGAACCCCCGGATTTCTCAACGGGGGCTAAGGCATGGAAGGAGACATGCCAAGGAGGTGAAACTTGATGGTACTGCATGAGACAGCCTATGTCCAGCCCACAGCCGAAAGCGTCTTAATTTCCCGACGCTGGGCCAAATAATGCCCCTCGCCAACACTAGCGATATGGAGCATGAGATATTGTAACGCCTCGGCTACGTGCGAATGTTTATTCTTCTCAATATCGCCGTCGCCTTTGGGTTTGTACCTATATCCACCCATCATCGCCGCCTTGAGTTGGGTGCAACTGGGGTCAACTAGGAACGCCGGGTCGCCATCCACCTGACGCATCAGGTAGTCATCGACCGAGTTGATCCGGGCTGAGATGCTGTTGGTCTTGGCTGGCATGACCTTAAAGCCCTCGGCTTTGATAATGTCCACCGCACTGCGCTCGTCAGTCTGCGCCCGCTGGATACCCGCCGGGTCAGTAACGATCAGCACCGGCGCACCGCCGAACCGCTCGTAAAGTAAGGGTTTAAGCATGGTGCGGACAAACCGCTGTACACCCATGTCAAACGAGACGCACTCCGCCAGCACTAGGGCGCGACCACGGGGGTCTTGCTGTCCGATGACAGCCGCTGGGGTAAGCCCCAAGTCCATCCCCACAACAATGGGTCGAACCCCATTGTTGATATAGCGTAGTCTCTCGCGAGCCATATGGTAGTCAGGCCGGAAATACTTGTACACCGGCATACCAGCCGAGGACAGTCCGTACTCTCCGTCGATGTAAACCCTGACGTATTCCTCACTACGGCCTTGCGTGTCATAGTAACCGTCGGGTAAGTTGTCGATGTTCTCAGCGTACGCCGAGCGCCCACTGGGCTGCTTGAATACCGCCCAACCATTATTGTTCGGAGATACGCCATCTTTGGGATCGAGTCCTTCCATCTGGTAATACCACCAAGTGTCCATTGTGGGTGGGTTAGTATCCCCCCACATCCCGTGCCACGTAGGCCCGCCGTCCTTTGCCGACGGAAAACGGCCAATACGCTTACTCATCGCATCCACAATATCGGGGTGGATGTCCCGGCACTCGTTAAACCACGCGAAGGATAACTCCAAGGAGTTCAGGTTAGCCACATCATCGGCGTCATCCAGCGCCCGGAACATAATCTCGCACTCAACATCACCCACTTTGAAGAAATAGGTCTTGGTTGTACGCATGTACTCCCCGCAGACCCCCGGCGGGAACCAATCCAAGAAGGTTTTGATCGTCGTATCCTGCAACTGCCGCGCCGTTTCGCGCACAATAGCCGCCCGCGTCTTGCGGATGCCCTGTGAATTGGGGGTTTGTAGTGAAGCACGCCGCACAATCTCGAACGAACAGGTCACAGACTTGCCAGAACCCACCGGCCCCATCAAAACGCGCATCTTCGCGTCAGACTCCATGAACTTTGCCCCAGTTGGCGGGGGTGTGTAGTTAATATCGAGCGCCATTAGTGGGTTTCCCCTACCAACATGACCACAAACTCCCGGCCACGCCTCTTATGCTTGCTGATTTTGGTCTTAAACGAGGCTCCCGCCTCCTTTAACGCCAGTGTAAAGTTGTTGTACTCACTCGAAGTGGTGAAAATTGCTGCCTTAAACCCGTCGTAGGTGGAATTAAGCCTGTTCGCTATGCTCGATGGTAGTGACATCCGTCGCCTCTTGTTCAATTACCTGCGCTTCGTGGGTTTGTCCACCCAAATTGATCGTGATTTTTACCCCGCCACCAGCGCCTTCGGCCTGAACATCGCCCTTTGGCTCCAGTCCAGCCCACTTCACGGTGGATTTTATGAGGTCAGCCTTGACCGCAGGGCTAACTGCGGGGTCATGTATCAACAAATAGGAAGTTGTCAGTAGTTCTTCAGCCTGTGCGCGGGCTTTCAACTTGAACGTCAGCCCCTTTTCGCGGACTTCGTTCTGATAATGCTCGACCTTTTTGAGAAAGATCGGGTCTTTGTTAAAGGCAAGGATGTCAATGGCCGCAATCTTATGGCGTGCGATCACTTCTTGCAGAGATTCTCCGCTGCCTTCAAGCATCAACGCCACATCGAAGGCCAGTCTGTCTGACCACTTCGTGTGGTAAAGGGGTAGGTTGTCCATGCTCGGAGTATAGAACAACTTACTGTGGTGTCAATAGAGGGGGCGGTGTGTTCAACAACCGAATCTCACGCTGCTAGATTCTGTGTTCCGCCCCCATACTGAGATTAGCAGAATTAGCAAAAGTTCGTAACTTTACACTTGGGTTTTTTGGGTCTTGGTTTAAGGGGTTGCCTACAATAAGGGGGGCGGTCGAAATCGTCAGTCCATGTCCCCTCCCCCTCGCTCTCGCTCACTCACCCGCGAACCGCGCCCCGCGAACCCTTGATTTGCCTTGATACTTGACAATTCTGTCAAGTCTGTTAGTCTGAAATTGTCGATGCAGAACAACGCAAAGACACCGTTCTTTAACAATCTAATCTCTTGAAAGGAGAACTCAAATGGTTAAATCCATCGAGCGTCCGACCCACGTACGGGTTATCGTAGCCCCCAAAGCGGGATACCTCAAACTTGAGGGATGCAGCGCCGAGGCTTCAGGTACGGTGTTCTCAGTCAGTCAGTCCAAGGAAGTTTACGCTTTCATGGTCAAGAAGGGCAAGGAACTCAAGAAAGAAGTCAAGATCTGGATCCAGTCCGCTGGTGCAAAAACACCAGAGATCAAGTTCAACAAATACGACGGCCACCCCTACATGGCCCTAGTAGGCGACGATAAGCCAAGCAAGACTGCGAAAGTAGTCCTGTAAGGCAGCAGTAAAGACCCCGGCCGGGAAACCGGTCGGGTTCCCTAACCCGATCCTCTGGAGAAAACTATGAAAGAGATCAAGCGCAAGACCTTCGTGGTCAAGTACAAGTACGGTTCACAATGGTACGAGTTCCACACCACGACCAAAAACAAAGCCTTCGACTTCATCCTGCGAAAGCAAGATGATCCCCGAATGGGCGTGGCAATAATCAAGACCAAGTAAACCAAGGGAGACCGGGCGAAAGCCCGGCTCCCGAACCGGAGAAAGACCATGAATGAAAACCTGAAGATCTTCCTAGTAGCCTTGGCAGTCTGGCCTGTGTTGTATGTACTGCTAGTGCTGATGATGTCCCTGTAATACCAGCCCGGCGAAAGCCGGGTTTTTTTTCTGCCTTGTTTTTTATAAATAAAAACCCATACGTCGGGGGTTTATAGGCCATACATCGCACATCATGTCTCATAATGGGGTATAAATGGGTCATACATGCAACTATCTACACTATCTAAACTTGACATCGGCCAAAAC